GAAGATGTTATTAAACCTGGTTTACCTGAAAAATATGTTATAAATTCTTTTGTCATAATAGGAGAAACTATATAGTCATCAGAATCGTTATCTTCGTCAAACTCCTCCTGAACCACTCTAATTCTAAAATCTTTTGCACCTATATTATATTCCATATTAGGTGGTAGTCCACTAGCAGCACCATATATTTCAGTAACTGTTTCTAATTCATACGATACTCTAAGTTTTTCAAGCGTTTTAGACTTTACGCTATCGATAAGAGATTCTGCATCATACCCATTAGCAGCAATAGAATCTAACAATTTCTCCTTGAAAGCTATTCTTCTATTATTAAGACTTGTGTTTTCTGTAGATGTTTGCCAAGAATTAAAGCTGGAAATCCAGTGATACATATCTTCACGTTTACTTCCGCTGCCTTCTAAGAGAAAAGAGAATAAAATCCTATTTGATATTATATTAGATAACTCCTCTATTGTTTCACCTCCATTTAAACGAAACTCAAAATATTTATATGTATATAAATCATAGGTAGAACTATATTCATTTAAAAATATAGCCATTTCTTCAGGGTCTATTACAGGTTCAGGTACTTCAGTAGTATCAGGATCTGCATACTCTGGATCTGGTTCAGCTGGGCTTGGATTGCTTGGATCGCTTTTCTTGCCACTAAACGCTATTTCTTTTCCAGAAGAATCTACTTGATTATTATTTGGAATATCTGGTTGTGTATCGCGTGCGCCATCGCCTGTAGTGTCTTCACCAAGAAGTCTTTTAAATTGTGCCTTATATGAATCAACTAGCGGGTTTATGAGTCCAGCTTCGTGGGATTGTCCATATACTGTTGTTGAGGTTCCTACTGCAGAAAAATATTCATTAGCTACGAATTCCCCAAAGGCTTCTGCTCCCGCATCTGCAGTCGGTTCATTAGAAGCAACTTCGTCAACTATAAAATCAGTGACATTTGTTATAAATGTTGGCCAGTTTGCGGGCATTATTCGTTAGCATTTGTAGACTTACTGTCTTGTTGATAATTTCTATGTTTTGAAGTGCTTGATGCCTTAAACGATATGGCTTCAGTTGATGGGCTTGAAGGTCCTGTTCCTGTCGGATGGATGTGTTTTGCGTAATCATCTATAAAATCAGTAAGAAACTTTTCTAAACTTCCACCGCGCACTGCAGGCTGGCTAGTATTACCCATATCATTAAAGTCATCTCCTTCTGGAGTTGCTATATAAATGTTAGCGCCATATAAAAATATCTTACCGTCATCAGATAATCTAATAAGTGGCTCAGAATTTTTACCGTCCTTTCCATGTGCTATAACTAAGCCATCAACATCTGATTGATATATCCTAATATTTCGCTTAGCATCATATACCAGGGAAACTACATTTTCAGGTTCTCCTGACGAATCTAGCACCTCACCCTTAAGTTCTTTATTTTGATTGATTTGAAACCAATATTCTGGGTGGTATATATTTCCGTTGTCGAACCTAACAGCAACGACGTCGCCTATATTGGGAGTGTGATGAGAGCCTACATTATCTCTATTCATAGGAGTTGCCCATGGGATATTATCAGTTTCTAATAAGTCAAACTTACCAAACACCCTTACTCTACATCTTCCAAGATTATCAGGGTCGACGTTATCTACGACTTCGCCAAGCCAATGAGTATCTCTTAAATTATCTTTATATAGTTCATTTCCCATGGATGTTTCCTAAGGTATTACCTCCGCCAGTCCCGGAGTTTGTTGTATTAGAGTCTGCATTAATGTTTTCACCAACGTTTAAACCAGCTACTGCGCTTTGATCTAATGCGTCCTGTACTGTCGCTTCTTCTGGAGCAAGTCCAAAAATATTTTCTGGAATATTTTCCGAAAGAGTACCTACATCAGTAACAGTATCGACGCCTGCGACTGCATCAGCGTATATGTTCTCAAGGCTTACTGTGCTTGCCTTGTATATATCCTCTCCAAACTCCTCAGCCCTTCCTACAAGAACATCAAGCTCAGAGGCAATCAGCTCATCAGGCGACAGCATATTCGCTCTCTCCTGCAACGATTCAATCTTATTTTCTAAATTATCCTCAAGAATACCCATTATCGTTTTCTCTTCTGATTCTCCTGCAGTTGCTGGTGAAAGTCTAGCGGCGTCTTGTTCAGCCTCGACTATAGTTCCATTAAGAACTCTAGCTGAAACCCTACCAACCTTTGAATAACTAAACCCAATCTCAGATGCTGCAAAACCTTCCGGCGATTTTTGTAAATCAGCAAATTGAGCAGTACCTAATGTCATATCCCATTCACAGCTTCCTAATTCAAACATGAAAAAGGGTCGCTTCTTGGATCCACTAATATTATCATTTTCGTTTGTGACTCCAGCCTCAGGACTAAACGCGTCTTTAAGGTTAAATTTTATAGCTCCGCCATCTACTCCTATTGAATCTTTAGCAGCATTTTTATCAAAGCCAAGAGAAGCTGACATTTTTGATAAGTTTTTAATTGGTCTAACCTCAGTTACGTATACCCAAACTCTAAACTTACGTAAATTACATGGAAGTATATATGACCATCTCTCTTCATCGAAAACGGCAGTTCTATATAGATGCATTAAGCCCGCAATAGTTAAATCAAGAGATTCTAATGTTCCAATTGTTATTTTCGCTTCTTCACCGCCTCTATATGGTTTATTTGGGTCGTATTTTTGAAGAGCATCGATTCCAGACAAAGACTGCCAATACCATGGCATCTCTTGATTTATTTTCTTTAAAGTCAATATGAAATCATCAAGAGCTTTCAATCTAGGTCCGTATCCGGTGCTATATTCTGCATGCGACTGAATTGGTGCCTCCTTTCCATCAGCATCTGTGTTTTGCTTTATAAATGCTCTTGCAGCTCCAGATAAAAGTGGAGAAGAAGAACCGTCCGTGAAATCGAACATAAGAGCAAAAGAAAGATATGTTGGATCAGAATATTGATTATTCTTACCTAACTTATATCCTTTTCTAAAATCGTTAAATGTACTAAAGTCTGACATATACTTATATATTCTATTTTATTAGGCTACAAATGCAGCGCTTCTTATACCTGGATGTGAGGCTTCTAAGTTTAAAAACCCTTCCTCCTTTAACTCATCAATAGAAGAAGCAAAACTAGTTGAGCTTCTACCTATTTCGGTTCCAGTTTTATAGAATACCACGGTATTCTTCGGGCCTAAGGACTCTACTTTATAAGTGAACTCTGATTGTTCTACAAATATCGTGTCTACTGGTATACGTACAGTGGGAGCATCTCCTCCACTGATAATAATATCTCCAATTGCGCCTTCATCAATAGCATCTCCCACATATACTTCAATATCTATATCGATCTCTCCCTCTGGTAGATCTGGAAATTCAGCGGGTTGAAAGCTCCAGTCTATATTCCCTGTCTTTTTATCAGATCCAGGAAGTTGAAAATCGAAATAAATATCAGACCCAGGCATTCTAACGGTCAATGAGAAAACGCCCAAACCTGTCGCTTTAACATTTATTAATCTTGCATCAGAATCTCCGCCTTCAACTGATTCAAAGCTTAACGGCGTGATCGGCGTAACCGTTATTATTGTTTCCTCAACCACTTCTTCAACCACTTCTTCAACCACTTCCTCAACCACTTCTTCAACCACTTCTTCAACCACCGGAGGTATTGGTTCTGGAGTTGACGTATCCATTGGCTTTGAGTCTAATAGTGCGCCGTCTAAATTATTAACTCTGCTATCCCACTCTCTTCTGAGCAATGTGAGCTTCTGCTTTATAGCACCATCCTTAGCGTTGTATATGTATTGAATTCCCCCAACGATATAATACCCAGTCAAGAATGAATTTATCTTCTGTTCTCCGTTTGCTGATTCGCTACCATCAGTATTACCAGTATTATCAAACCCTTCCTCTTCCTTTTTATCCTCCACTCCATCAGAACTTAATTTTTGATTAAGACCTTCTGTGAATATTATTATAGGCAATTTTTGGTATCTATATATTGCTGGATTAAAAACTGACAACTCAACCTCCAGTTTTAATTTATCAAGCTCTAACATATTTTGTTTATTATGCAGCTCTGCAAATTTCCAGTTTGGGTGTGTGTTGTTTACGCTAAAACTATTACAAGATCTTCCAGTGTATTTGTATTTAATCTCATCAAGGTATCTATCCTCTCCTCTCCTACCCTTTAAAGGTTCTTCAATATCAGATATCGTATCGCTAGAAATAGCCTCGATGTCAGCTCTAATTTCTCCAAGTCCGCCATTATCATGCATTGGGTTATCTTCATAATATTGCAAAACTCTTTTATATCCATGCGTTCTAGCAACTTTACCAGAACCATACTTAAGCGCAAATTTAGATATATGAGTATTTGAACCCTCTGCAGCATCAAGTGTAGTTAATACAAGTGCAGCTGTCATCTCATCATCAGGCTCTCCAGCATTCTCATCGTATCTTTCAGCAAAATTGGCAAATGAAATATCTACGCCATCTTCTGCGTTTATAGCCTTGTTTACATCAACATATGTTAAGTAGTAGTATGGATCGATAGAATATGTTTGAAAACTATCATCACTTATATAAGAGTGCTCGACTGTTTCCTTGATGGCGTCAGACATTGTTATAAATGGAACAACAAGCTCCATTAAATCTCCAGCGTTTGGTGAATCAATGTTAGATGCAAAACCTAAACCAATATCAGTTGCTATCAATTCTAAATGGTCTAATGAACTTCCTTCTTCATATGTTTTACATTTTTCAGCAAATAAACCAGGTATTTTCATGACACCGCTAAAGGTATACTTAGCACCACTTTCAGATTGTTCTTTAGCCGGCTTTGGAACGCTTAATACCTTCTCAATATCGAAATCAATTCTAATATCCTTATATGTCGATGTCTGCCTTGATGCTATTCTAAGACTTAATACGTCTCCACTTCTTGGGTAATTATCAACTATGAAATATCCAGAACTATCAGTGATTGTGACTGTGATTTTAGGTAATACTCCGTTCATGTCGAGAATCATGGTTTTTATGTCAGCTTCTCCGAATACATAACCATTTATGTGTACTAGGGGAGCTCTACCTCCCAAGTCTTTAGAAATATTAGCCTTTCCGTCCTCTTCACCGTATGACTTAAATTGCAAATCATCAAGTGCGATAGTCGGCTCAGTTCTAGTTAAAATTTGCCTATCTAATCCCATCTATCGTAAACTTTGCTTATTATCCTGAGTTTTATTAACCTGAGTTTTATTAACCTTAGCCGCTTTATACTTTTTAAATGCAGTTGGGTTAAGAGATATTTTACCATTTCCAACTGAAATATTACTATCACCGGGTTTTAATATATTAGGTGGTGCAGGAACGCTTGAGCCGTTCGCTTTCTTCTCAGCATTATCTTTAAGATATTTAACTCTCTTTACGTCTGCCTCAGTAAGTCTTTTGGTTTCTAAGAATTGAGCTTTAACTTCATTAAGTTCAGGAATATCGAACCCTACCAGCTCTTTCCAGTTTCTCATACCAATCGATCTGTCTGGAATCATAATTATATCACCTTCAACAAATGAAAACGGGTTTGATATATTATTAAACTTTAATATGACATCTCCCATTGCATTTGTGCCATATTCATTTAGAGATATTAAATCTACTCGACACACCTCATCAGACGTGACATAATGCTCAATGTACTTAGAACCCTCAATCTGGTCAAACAACAAAGAGGGTTTAACAATATTTAGTACACCGTCCGTAGTCTTTTTATTTAAACTTTTAAAATCCATTATCCATTTGTAATTTTCATAAACTCATTAACAGTATTCTTGTTACCCATTGCTCTTCCGTAAACATCAACGTCACTAACAGCATCTGCGTCAACTCCATCAATAGGTTGCAGGTAAAATCTACCCTTGCCACAGTTAAACATTGATTCGATATCAGCTTTATCTCTAGGTCTACCTGGTTTTAATGTTACCGTTACCACCATTCTTTCAGGAAAATCTTGTATACCAAGAGGACCTTCAAATGATATATCAGTATTCTCGCAGCAAAGATTTCCAATAACTGCCATTGGGTTTAGAGGATTTCCGATTGTTAAGTGCCATTGTCCTGTTGGATTTCCGCTTAAAAATGCAGCAACAGCTTGCCCTCCCTGCGGAGTGTTCATCATCTCCATTAGTTTACCACCAATGACATTCTTTATCCCCTTACCTAGCATCTCACCAAACGAATCTTTAGCACTAGCAAACATTCCCTTTACATCGCTAACGACGCTCCCAAAAAATCCTGAAATATCTCCACTCTTGAGTTTATCTAAATCTCCAAGAGGTTGTGCAACGCTGCCGTCTCCAGTCCATCTTGTTGATCCGCCCCAAAACGGAGCATTGTTATAAGTTAGAGCTAATATATTTGATAATTGGTCCATCATCATAATCTTAGGGTTTGCACCGCCAAGGGATCTTAATTCGTATTCAAATTTAAGAGTGAATGAGTGTTCAAACTTTAGACCCTGCTTCCTCATGTTTATATTCTTAATAACATTTAAAGGACCAAATATATGGTTAGGATAAGTCGCTTTAAACGAATCAAATCCTCCATTAGCCTTTTGTGATGCTATATCAACTGAATTCTTTCCTTGGACAGCACCAACTGCCGCACTTGCAATAGGACTTTCGTTTATAAATGCGCCAAATGTTCCAGACCTTTCACTGGTTTTAGCTTGCATTTCTTGTACCTTAGACTCTACGTCCTCCCAATTAAATCCAAGTTTAAATCCAAGTATTTCCTTTATATTATTTCCAGTGTTCTCTCCCATCCATGTAATAGCTCTTGCTATGTCAGGCGAAGACAGTGTGACTACCTTACCATCTTTTCCAAGTTCTTTAGGGGATATAATATCATCTCCGCATGGAAATGGAAATCTTCGAAGAGTTAGCATTTGGTTATTTGGAATCTTACCAAAGTATTTTGCCAGTGCAAAATCACCATAATTGTATCTATAACCTAAATTCGCTGCAGCTCCCTCTCCACCCATGCTACTTGTCAATTCTATAATTCTAGTTGCTGTTGGGTTTATTAGAGTGTTCTGGTCTATTTTATTGAATTGAGCTAGCTCAACGCCACCGATCTCTGATGTATTGCCAACCTGACCCTTGAAGTTCATTAGACTATATTTATTGAATACAGAGTACGGTCGCGCTTTATCAGATACTACCTCTTCTGTTGGTTTGCCGTCCTTACCCTTCTTCATGTAGCTAACAGATTCAAGTTCCTTTGTGTAATAAATTGGAGGATCTCCTTCATTTGCTTTAGATGTTGGATATGGTCCCTTCGCCATTGTTCTAGCTACTACCTCTCCATCTGCTGCAGATGCATTATTTTCTGAAGCTGTTGCTTCGTTCGTAGAATCATTATCATCATCAGCACCTAATATTTCATCAAACTTATTTTCAATGCTCTCAGCAACGCTCAATGCATTGTCTTCAACACTCGTCAAAAAATCACTAAAAATTCCCATATAAAACTAACTATCTTTAGTCTATATATCTAATAATCTTTAATCAATCTTGTCAAGTTCTCTAGAAGTTGCTCGAAATAATATATCGTCTAGGTATTTATCACCCTCATAGCCCCTATCTCCTAAAAACTTAAGAAGATGAGCTTTAAAAACACCCTTACTCTTGTAGTAATATACGCCATCAGAATACGATGACCTACCACACAGCTCAAAGAGTTCATATATTTTATGTTCAATAAAGAAGTTATGAATCTTATTAAATAAATCCATCATCTCTATTTTTGTTTTGCATATCATTGGACCATCCACGACAACCTTATATGACTCACCACTTCGTACCATAAGTTCATCAAAGTCTGATTTCGTTTTATAGTTCTTTCGTAGCAGTTTCCATTTAGTCACTCCACCTCCAAAACCCTTCTTGAATTTTGCTCCAAATAAGAATCTTTTAAGAAAGTCAAGGTCGTCGAAGAACTGGTCTATTCTAACATGATACTCGGTGATTGTGTCACCGTGTTTTACATCGTGAATCACACATCTTGTAGGAAATAATACATCATGATTACTTGTGCTTGAAATGAGAGCATACACAATCTCACCCTTAGAATATACCCTATTCCTTATCAAAATTGTAGGATTTCGTGGTTGTCGAACATATTAATTATATCTTCAGGAACGTCATCCACGTTTATAGTAATTAAGTTAATTTCTTCTAGACCACAGAACATATCGTATGCCAGTTCTTTAAAGTTATCAATAGTCTCTTCGTCAAGGTTCTTCATAAGATATATTACTCTCTCACTGACCTGTTTTTTACGAATATTATTAAATGCGTTTCTAATAGCCATTCCCACAATAAATGGATGCGGCTCGACATCATGAAAATCTGACTTAATAAGCTTCGATGTTATTGAAACATAGTCTACAGCAGACGTGATCTCGTCCTTCTCGATTCTAACATATTTGTTAAATTTACGAGTAGAATCGCATATAACACAGTCTATTGAAGTCACTTCCACTTTATTTTAATTTATCTTTAAGACTTTTGATTTCAAGCTCAAGTTCTTTTATTCTAGAAGCAGCCTCCATTTTTGAAGGTTCATAATGCATCCCCCAAGATTCAGCTATCTTGATTTGATTTGACTGTCTTGAGTTGCCAAAGTCCATGCCTACGTCGAGGCATATATCTCTCATGAACCTTCTCTTGTGATCAGTTCCGCTGCTCCAATCATAAACCGTGACAGTTTCATACGAGTCTCCTCCGGCATTTATGTTGTCATCTTTAATTTCTTTGATGACGCCGTTGTCTGCTATTTTAAGAATTATTTTTTGCATCAAGCCTCTTCATCCTTAGTTCATTCGCTTCCTTCATTAATCTCTTTGCTTCCTTCTTGTCAGCTCTATATGTTTCTTTATCCTTAACTGTCGTTAAAAGCCATGCTTCTTCTAATAGTTTAATCTCGTCTTTATTATGCCCAAACGTTTTCCATGATTCTTTAACTGAATCTAATTTTGTTTGAATTTGATCGCTTATAGAATCATTAGCTCTGTTCGTATTTAATGCATGAGCATCTTCTCCCTCTTGTCTAAGTCTTCTATATAATTCTCTTCCTTCTTCAGTGTTTCTATTCTTTTTATCTTGAAGCCCGAATTGGGTGTACATTTTTCTTTTCTGAGGCCTGCTCATTGCAGGCATTGAGGGTTGTTGTTCGTTTTCCTTACTCATAGTATTTGTTTATAAAGTTAGTAATTTCAATTTGTAAAAACTCTTGTAGTTTATTTATTTCAATTTCTGCGATTGCGTTATTGACCACTGCATTTACTAGTTCTGATTTTTCTTCTTCAGAATTTTCAACAAGCATATCAATAACTTTCTTTTTTGGAATATTAATATTCAATTTAACATCAACAGCCTCGACGTTTTTCTTAGATATTGTCTTGACTAAAACTTGAAGTGGAGAGAATATTGGTTCAACAGGAGCAACCCTTTGAACTTTCTTTTCTTTTGTTTTAGTTATCTCATTAATTATAGATGGTTCAACAGGATTCACGGATGGTAACGACATGTCGTTTAGTACTGCACCTGGCAATGGCACTTCTCCATCAATAAATTCAGTTAAAAACTCATGTATTATTTCTGTAAAAATCTTACTACCGTCTGTAAAATTCGTAAATTCACCAGTGATGTCCTTAACTTCTACTATTTTACCGAAGTTATCGCCTTTGTTCCACTGATATTTTTTAACATCTTCTTTTGTTTCTGACATTTTATTTATTTTTAGTAAGTTATATATTCTATTAAGTAGGGATCTACCCAAGATCATAAAACTCATTATCGTCTAATCTCCACTTATCTACAAACTCATTTATAAAGTCCATTGATTCAGGAGAACCAATATAGGCATCGACTTTTTTTACATATCCATTATAGAAATTACTGCTTCCATTTTCAGATAAAATAGTTATCAATTCCCTTTTGGTTGGTATGTACTTTTTATTAAAACTCATTCCAGACTATTACTTTATTTACGTTAATATTTGCTTTTTTTAATAATTCAATTCCTTTAGTATCTCGATACTCCTCACTATAGAATACATTTTTAATTCCTGACTGTATAATCAATTTAGAACATTGAAAACACGGACTCATTGTTACATAGAGATCAGCTCCTTTAGAATCTACTGTTGATTTCGCTATTTTTGCAAGAGCGTTAGATTCAGCATGCAAGACTTCAGGCTTTGTTGTTAATTTTCCAGTTTGTGCATCTATGCTCTCGCACGAATTATTGAATCCATGTGGAGTTCCATTATATCCAAATGAAACAATCTGAGTATCTTTTACAATTACACTACCTACTTTACGACGTTCAGCGTAACTAAGTTTTGCAAATTGATACGCAACCTGCATGTATATTTTATCTATTGGTAATCTTGGCATATAAAAAGCATTCTATATTATATAGATACTTTTTGGATTGTTTAATGCTACTCTTCTTCTCCTTTGTTCTCCATCTCTAGAACCTCGTTAAGTTTTTTAGAGAACGCCTCCTTCATAACATTTATAGATGCTTCAAATTGCTCTGGTGTATGTTCTTTAGATTCTTTCAAAGCTTTTGCCGCAAGTGTCGCAACTAAAGCTGCATTTTCTTTCATATATGATTCTTCTGTATGCTCATCATGTACATCTTTAGCCCACTCTTTAGCTTCTCCAACGATTTCTTTATAGCACTCGTTGAGTTTATCAGCAACCTTGTATTTATCGTCAGTCGAAACTGAATCTTCCTCACCAACAAACACCTCGTACATTTTCATTTTATTAATCATAACTTGAATATTTTTATTTAGATTATATATCTTTAGTCTTTTTGTATCTTTTTAGAAGTACTTATTGCCCAGTCTACGCCTTCATCTCCTCCCCAAGTAAGCCAAGCAACGTATCCATTATCCTTCCATGGAGTATCTTTATATTTTGAATCTATCTTACTGTTTTTTCGGTGTCTATTAAATGCTGACATTCGTTTAACGGTATCTGCACTTAAGTTTTCTCCTTTCGCAAGTTGATGTGCTCTAGCCCAACCAACTCTAGTCGCAGCAGTTACCTCGTCTCTACCATGCTCCTCTTTCCAGTCAATTGCTTGTTGTGCATTTTTTTTAGCAGCTGCAGGGTAATCAGAATACGTATCTTCTTCTAATATTTTATTATCATGAAACGATTGAAATGAATGTACTTTAGATTCTTTTATTTTAAGACTTTCTGAGATTGCACTTTTAAAAACTTCATCTGGAACTCTATGTCCACCTTCATATTGATGATACTTAAAAGAACCTATGCCTTCATTAGAAAAGTATTTTTTAATTTTAGAACCTTTAATTACATTATCTTTTCTGCCAAGGTAAACTTTATTTTTACTAGCCTTGGTAGACACTTCAACCTCTGGATCAAAATCTCGACTAACTACAGCAGGATTAAACAATACCGTCGGTATGTTTAAGTGTTGTCCTATTAAGTAGGCAAAATAACCTCCCATCGAGGATCCTACTATTAAATCTGAACCCTTACATCCGTTTAAAACTTCAGCAAATATATTACTATCGGTATATTGTATTTTAGGTACGTAAGTATCAAACTTATCGTTTAACCAATCTACTTTGGGTCCATAGTTTGAACTTTCCATTCCGTGAAGATAAGATACTTTCATATTATATTTTTGGTTTTCCAATCATTATTTTAGTGTGCTTAGTTCCTCCTAATATTCTAGAGTACCATCCATTTCCGCTTCTATCTGGGTTTGAAGGGTCTTTACCATGCCATTCAATATCTTTTCCTTTTAGTAATTCCTCAACCTCTTCTTGAGTATCAATTGAAGGAACTCCATATTTATCCAACATAATATCAGCAAGTTTACCGCTAACTTCTCCGTAATATCCATGCTTTTTTAATATATTAGCCTTATGTGTTAAATATTCTCTAGTAGAATCTTTCTTTCCGTCATGTCCTACTCCACTAAACTTAACTCCATATTTCGTGTTCTGTCCCCATACTATCAAATCAAGGTCTGGCGATCCGTGAATATCAATACCTTGCCAGAATGTCCAGTCTGGATCAGAAAATACATCATCAGGAGATTTAACTTTTGCGTGTCCACCTAACGTCGAGTATGCTATATTAATTAAATCAAAGAATTCTCCAGCTAATTCTGGATGTTTTCTTGGTTTAATCTTCATCCACTTACCTTTTTTAGGTTTCAATAATTCACCACTAGATTCATCGACGTATTCTTCAAATAGTTTAATATGTTTCATAAGTCTACTGTAATTTGATTTCCATCATCTTCTATATTCTTTGCTTTTACATGTTTCTTAATGTATGCCATATAGATGTTGTTTCTTCTTCTGTCGTTATCTCCTTTGTTTTTAGAACCTGTAAATGTGAGTGACTTTATATTCTTATTCTTTTTAAGAATCTTCTTTGTCATATCTACTACTGTAGCCATCACTCTAAACATTTCACCCTTATTAGTTACGACAACGTTGTTTAAGTTTCCGTCTTCAATTGTACCATAGCTTATTTCTACTACTGTCCATTCTCCTTCTTTTGAAAAGTCTTCTTGAAACTCAAATGCTACTTCATAATTGGTACCTAAATCTGTTTCGAATTCGTGATATTCACGAGTGGGATTCTTTAGTTGTAGTTTGTGCTTATACGGTTTTGCACTTGCATCACCTATCTCATTAATAAGTTCTTCGAATAGTTTTACATGTTTCATATACTATATATCTTTAATTCCAATCCTTTTCAAACCTATACCAGTGATCAGCTTCTGCACAATCTCTTAGGGCATCTAATATAATAGTGTCCATTTCTGAACCACTTAGACTGTCAACGAATGACTTGATAATTCCTTCAAGTAGGAGTAACTCATGTTCTTCTCCACTGAAGTTGCTGCACATATGATGTGATATTGCGTTCTTAGTAAGGGCTGAACATATTCTAGTTACGACGGTTTCGTCATCGTTAAATCGGCTACCAGTATAATATCGAAAATCTTCCGAAAGCATACCAAAGATTTCGTGGTTTGTATGTCTCATTCTGAATAAAGATACTGCAAGTTTAATAGTATCTCCGCATGTATTTTTAGCGGGTTTATTATAACTAATTCCGTTTGATTTGATGTTTTCTACTTTCATTTTAGTTTTTATTTTAATTGTTTCTTAACTGTTTTAGCCCATGCTGGAATAGTAAAGGCTGTAAATTCTTCACCATCACAGCATACATCGTCATTTTCTCCCTCTGCATCGTTTAGAAGTTCTTGCACTTGAAGTGCTCTCACAAAAGAATTATTAGCGAATCCAATAGGAATAGAAGGTCCACTATGAACAGCATTAAGATTATCTATGTAGTGTCCTTTGCTCTCGCCGCATTCGCAAGTTTTAGGCTTACGAGTGAGGTTAAAGATTGACATGCAATTTTTGCAAAGAAGTAATTTCATTTTAGTTTTTATTTAAGTGTTTGCTAGCGTAATCATCTGTAATTGTTTTGATGTCGCATAATATATCTAGCTCATCTAATGTACCTTCAAATCCAGGTATATCTATTTCGGATTTTAGCATTTCATCTACTACTTGATCTAATGCATGGCCATCGTCCCAAGTATCTTCATTTGCTATGCGATTGCGCAATTTATCTGAACATAACTCTTCAGGCTGTGATGGAGAAACGTCATGAGATAAATACGTGTATTTTCCAAAATCGTTAGATTCTTCTGCAATCATCTTCGTCAAGATTTTCTCTAGATTATTGCAATACATTAAAATATCGTAAGAAATTTCTACTTGGAATTTAACTTCGCCCTTAGGCTTCCAATACGGAGTGTCCGTGTCTGAGTAGTTTTCGTGATACTGAGTTGAGATTGAGATAATAGCCATTGTGTTTGTTTTAAAGGTTTAGTATTAGTTTGTTTGTTATATTATAATATAATCAATAAAGCACGAAATAAAAAATCTGGATGCACTTATTTTCACTAAAGTTATTAACAATTTGTTGTGATCTCGGTGGGACTCGAACCCACGACTTTCTCATTAAAAGTGAGAAGCTCTAACCAGCTGAGCTACGAGATCAATTTGGGTGGATAATGGGATTCGAACCCATGGCCCCTGGTACCACAAACCAGCGCTCTAACCAACTGAGCTATACCCACCATATTGTGAACCGGGAAGGATTCGAACCTTCGACCGCCTCCTTAGAAGGGAGGTGCTCTATCCAGCTGAGCTACCGGTCCATTTTTTAAAACCAATTCTGATGGTACACTGTATTAAAGCAAGTGTCAAAATTATTATTACAATAGTCTATTGCTTCTGCTAATGTTTGGAATCTACAGTAGACGCTGTTGGTCTTATAGCTCTTGATAATGTAGTTACCAGCAATGCTCTTTATTAGAGTTAAATTTGGATTTTCGTGGAAGTTGTTAGTAATGTCAACTTCGGTTCCGTTACGGAACATGTTTTCTGTTAGTAACATTATTTTATTTTTTAAAAGTTAATGTAGATAATGATAGTATCGCTGCCATGGCAGAAATCATGAATACCGCCAATTCTCCAAGTGGATCGCTAAAGTCGATGTAATCTAAGATGATTCCCGTACCTGTAAGGTATAATATACAGGTTGATATCATAAACGTCAGGATGTTTTTGTAGTTACTTGATAGGAAGTAGTTCATATTGTTTTTGTTTGTTTGTTATAGTTTAATATAATCAATAAAGCACGAAATAAAAAATCTGAGGTGATTATTTTCAAAAAGTTATTAACAGTTTAATGTTTAGATTAAGACTAGGCTACTTCTGTAGCCTTAGTCCTACTGTTCATTACAAAGGCCATACTTGCCCAAGATGTAGATTTAACAGCGTTATATTGATGTTGGCAATATAGATTTGTTTTGTCGTACATTCCATTGATAGTTCCTACTGTTAGATCAGCTAGTATAGACTCGTCGATTAGTTTTACTCTTTTACCAGTTCTGCTAAAGATGGTTAACCATATTGATGAACCTTCTGGTTGAAATTGTACAGTCTGTAGGGCTCCTCTGTTATATCCTCTGATCGCAGATTCTGGATGCTTCATCATTCTTTCATTTTCGAAGCCTCTTGCATCGCAACAAGTCATACCTAGTTTGGTCTTAACGATGTGTCTGAATTTACCAGATGTATATTGACTAAGTGCGTCGACTGTGAAGATGTTTTCATCTAAAAGGACGATGTTTTTGTTTACTAAATTTTGCATTCTCATAAGTGTTTATTATTTGTTTGTTTGTTATAGTTTAATATAATCAATAAACAACGAAATAAAAAATCTGGATGCACTTATTTTCAAAAAGTTATTAACAATTACTCGTTATCAGCCTTCCACATATCATACCTATTCACGATCTTCTTAAGGATTTCAGCTCGCACGATATCATCTTCAGTAAACTCAAAGTTCTCTACTCCTTTAATTCCCTCCATCAGCTTAATAAATCCAGGGAGTCCAGCGCTTTTCTTTGGTATATCATATTGACTAACATCGCCTGTGATCAGGGTTTTAGATGTTTTACCCATTCTCGTAATAAATAGCATCAATTGTTTGAAGGTAGCGTTTTGAGCTTCGTCTAAAATCATTAAGCAATCGTCGAAAGTATCCCCTCGCATGTACGCAAGCGGCTTAAACACAATAACTCCACGTTCTAATAATCTCTCTGTGATTTCTTCACCAACTATTTTCTTAATATTAGAAATATATGACTGCATATATGGGTCTACCTTGTCTTCAATGCTACCAGGCAAAAATCCAAGCTTCTCACCAGATTCTTGAATAGGTTTACATAAAATTACTTGTTCTATTTTCTTTTCTGCAAGCATCTTTAGCGCAGTATAACATGCAGTAAACGTTTTGCTGGTTCCAGCCGGCCCATGACAAAACGTCACATCGTTATTTTCTATAGTTTTTGAATATCTCTCCTGTGATTGTCTTAACTTGACATGTTGTATATGTTCAGATTTAACTCTAACACTTCTTCTCCGTGGAGTTTGCTTGGTTGATTC